GACCGGCATCGCCAACCAGCCCATCCGGCGAGGCGTGCGTGCCGAGGAGCTTCGGGTGAGGGACCAGCCCAACCTCGCGGACCTCGACGCCGTTGACGAGCGCATAGATGTCCCGCGCCTCCGGCTCGGTGGCCGTGCCCCATGCCATCGCGGCGTTGACATAGGCTTCGGCCGGAATGCCTGTCAGCCGCTCGGCGACAAGCTCGGCCATCAGGTTGGCGCGGGATGCGCCCCAGCCCGACTTGGTTCGGGCGATGGCGTCATGCACCCGCGACGCGCCGAGGCTGCCCACGCGCGCCTTGATCCACTCTGGCGAGCCCTGAACCAGTTCGACGGGTGCGGTCATTTGGCGGCCCCTGTCTCGGGAGCGCGGCGCGAGCGGGCAGCCATCGTGGCGCCAAGGGCCTTCAATGCCTTCGGGTACTGATCCGCCGGCAAATCGGTCAACCGCTCGACGCGCATGAAGGTCAGGAACGTTGCCAGCGGCATTCCGATCTCGTCCACGACGCCCTGCAGGCTGGCGACCTGCTCGGCCGTGATGAGCGCAGGCGCGTCGATGATCTTGCCCGTATCCGCGTCGTGCGGCGGCGGATCAGCGGGGGCGGCTTCGGCCGGCGGCGGGCGCCTGGCGGCGGCTGGGATCGTCTCCAGTTCCGTCTCGTCAAGCATCCCCAGCCCGCATATCGACAGCGTGGCGCGGCGCTTGGCCTTCGTCTCGGCCTTCATGATGGCGTTCGCCAGCGCCTCGCCCTTAAGGCCATGCAGCGTCACGACGCCCTTCGCCATGTCGGTGCGGCCCTGTGCGTTGTGCACCTTGGCTGTCACCACAAGGATGCCTTCGCGCTCCGTCTCGGCCAGCTCGTCCACCGACACCCCATAGATGCTGCGGAGCTGATCAGTGCAGCCGCGGAGGGCGTAGAGCGTCAGTTTGCCGTTGAGCGTGATGTACTCGAATGGCTTCGTCAGCGGATTGAGGCCGATACTGCGGCAGACCTCGGCGTAGTATTGGGCGCGCTCGGCCGGCGAGAGTTTTGCCAGATCGCCCTTGACGATGACGCTTTCCATGATGGCGCCGGGGTCGCGCGGGAGCGGCGCGGCTTCCGACTTGATGACTTGCACGTTCTGGCTCATGTTCGCCTCTCTGTGGTTCCGTCCATGCGCCGGCGCCATTTCGTGTTCCGGCTGCCGGGGATGGGATTGCGGGATTTGGGCTTCGCCCCGATGTGTCGGGCTTCGCGGCGCTTGGCGCGAGCGATGGCAGGAACGTCCTGCAGGGCCGTCTTCTCGGCATGGCAGCCCACGCAGAGCACGGCGCAGTTCTCGATCGTCGGCTCGCCGGTGAGGCCGTCAGCAATGGCGTGGTCGTAGCGGACCTTGCCAACCGTCAGGCGGAAGCCGCAGCGCTCGCACTTGCCGGCGGCGCGAAGAAAAGCGGCGGCTTTCACCTTGGACGGGAACTCGCGTCTCACAGTGCCCTCCCGACGCGGTAGGCGCCCGCGTGCTGCAGGAGCCGGCTGCCGATGCTCTCGATCTGCCGGATTGTCTCCTCGCTCGGGGCGGCGCCGGCCGCCGCGGCCCACGTCAGCGTGCGGCGGATTTCGTTCAGGTCGGCGATGCGATCGCCGAGGGCGCCGTCCATGTCGACGACATCGGGCGGCGCGGTGAGAGATGCGCGCAGGGCGAGGCGGATGTTCATGGATCAAGCCTCGCGGCAGTTCGGTCTTGGTGAAACTGGCGCATCCACTCGATTGAGTCGGATGGGGTTCCCAAAGTGCCGGTAGCGCCGCGACGGCGGCACATACAGGCGAGTTCCTTGAGGGTGATCGCGGCACGGCGCCGGCGGCGATCGCCGCCTGGCGCTTGCCCTTGGCAATGTCAAAATGCTCGCCGGGCTGGCCGGCCTCCTGAATCCATTTCCGATGGACCCCGATCCGGTCGACCATCGAGAGCGGCTCGTCGGTGGTGGCGCGTCCTCGTCATTCGCGCTCACCCACGCGAGCACAATCACGGTGACGACGCAGCCGGCCAGGAAGCAGATGAACCCGGTGATCATGTGCGGCCCTCGGCTTTGGCGAGAGCGGCGGCGGCGCGGCGGAGATCTGCCATCGTCATGAGCGGCCAGTCGTCGCTCTCGCGGCGGTCTAGTGCAGCCGCAAACGGCTTCAGCGCTTCATACAGGTCAGGCGCGGCGGCGATCAGTTGCGCCGTTGCGTCAAACACGTCCTGATGCTTCGGCCCATTGTGGGCCATAAAGCAGATGCGCATGTGCGGCGCGTCCGCGAGCACGACGAAGTTGTTGTGCTCCATGCCAGGGCGATCGTCAGGATCAACCGCCCACGGTCCCGGGATGAATTTGGTCTCGCTCATGTGCTCACCGGCTGAATGACACTGCGCCCATCGCGGGCAGGTTCGTTGATGCCCGCGCCCGTCAGTTGCTTGGCGGCCATCTGCCGAATCCGGCGGGCGCACTCGCGCTCGCCCTGGTCGATCCACGCGTCAGGGCCTTCCTCGGATGCGTGACGGGCAGACCAGACGCTCGGGAAGAACCCAATCGTCAGCTTGCCGCCGCCGACGTAGGTCGACAGCGAGACGGGACCGGACAGCATGTCGGGCTCCATGTCGTCGTCGCGCTCGACAAGGCGCACCGGCTCCTCGACCTCGCCCTTGCCGTTGCAGTAGGCGCACGGAACCATATCCTCCATCGGGGCGCCGGTATTGCGGTCCCATCCAGCGTCGTAGATGACGAAGCCTTCGCCGTTGCAGTGCGGGCACGGGTTCCAGCAGGGCTGCTCGCGAGTGATCCACGAGTCCAAGCCGGCGAGAGCATCCCGGCCGTCGAGATTGCGCCACGCGCTCATCACACGTCCTCCTGTTCGATCAGGTCGGCGATGGCATCGGCCTCGGTGCGCCCGTAGCCGACCGGCATCGGCGGCTCGTAATCGTCGCGGACGGCGGACCAGTCGTACTGGCGCATGGGGATCGGCTTCGGCCAATAGTCGGTGCGGATGGGATGTCCCTCCTTTATCAGCAGATCGGCGAGTGCTTCCGCCTCGGTCAGCCCCCAGCCGATGGGTGCCGTGCGGCGGAGATCGCGCGGGCGATGAGCGCACCACGTGAACTGCGGCATGAGGGCGGATGCCGGGTCGTATTCGGTGAGGATTGGCATCTCGGCCTGCGTTTGCCACGACGGGCGGGGCAAGGTCGGATCGGTGCGGGTGAGCATCAGGCGGCCTCCCGCTCGCGCCGCGCCTCGTATTCAGACACGATGCGCTCGGCGGCCTCTAACATCCCCCGCTCCTTGAGGATGCGGTACGGGATGTGGGGGACAACCCACTCCGGGACTTCATCGAGCGGACGCCGGTCAAGGAAGCACTCGAAATGCGCGTAGTGGCGTCGGCCATACTTGAAGCCGACCTCGGCGTAGTCGTCGAAGACGTGCTTCCGGCAGAAGCGGCAGGAACCTATCCTCATCGGAACCTCCATCCGGCACAGCGCCGGTATGGACACCATATGCGCACGGTACATAGGCGCTGTCAAGCGCAAAATGTACCCAGTACCTAAAATGTGCGCGTACGGGAGTCTAGCCGGCCTTGCGGACGAGGGCGGCGATGACGTTGGCGATCGTCGCGCGCTCTTCAGGCGTGGCGCTTCGGATGCTGTCCGTGATGGACCACGTTGCGTCGTCGTCCAGCGGGTTGCGCATGATCAGGTCTTGCGGCTCGCACCTGTAAGCCCAAGCTGCCCGCTCAAGAAAGTCCTGATCGTATCCAGCCGCTGGGTGATCTTTGCCATTGGGCGAGACTACCAGTCGCCCCGCAGGAGTCGCGACGGCGCCGGGTGCATTTTCAGGCTTGACGCGCATATGTAACGTGTGCATATTGGTCGGCATGACGCTCGACGAATGGCTCACGGCCGCAAAGGCCACCGGGATGACCGAGGTCCGGTTCGCCGCACTGGTCGGCATATCGCAGCCGCAGGTCAACCGGCTCCGCCGGAACCTGAGCTGGCCGTCGAAAGACCTGATGGCGCGTATACGCGAGGCGACCAACCAGAAGGTCACGCCGAACGACTGGTTTGCCTCGGAAGGCGCAGCCTAATGCGCCCGCACGCCCTGGCACCACAGCATTGCGGCGCCACGACACGCCGCATAACGGCCGGCTGGCTCTCCGCCGCATCTGGGCCAGCCGGACAGAATTCAGAGCTTCCCGTTGCGACGGGCAAGGGGCGCCGGACCCTTTCCGGCTGCAGGACCGTCGCCACATCCCTCCCGGCGATTGTCCCGCTTTCCGTTGATGCCAACTGCCGGGGCTTCGGCCCAAGCGAATTTTTGAGGCGCCTCGGGCGAGGGGTTATTGACGCCCTGCAGGCCGAATTACGGGCAGTCGAGCATGAGCTGGCGATACTTACTCAGATTGGTGCTCACCCTGATAGCGGTGAAGTGCTCTCGGCGTTGGCGAGCCGGGAGAAGATCCGCGCGGCGCTGAACTTGCCGGAGGGCGACGCATGATCGCGGCCGCCCTCATGGCCTGCCTGCCGATCGCCGGCGTGATCGCCCTCGGCCTGCTCTGGCTCGGCGCCCAGCTCCACGACACGGAGGATGCATGAACCGCGCCATCCCCGACGATCTTGTGCTGGCCGCTCTGGCAGCCAGGGCCGACGCTAAGGGTATCGTCAGCGGCATCTCCAGAGAGGATTTGGCGGCCGATGTCGACACGTCCTCCGGCACCGTCCAGCGCGCCATAACCAATCTCGCGGCATGCGGCGACATCGAAGTGATGCAGCGGGCCTATGGAAGCAACACCCACGTTTACCGCGTCGTGCGGGCGCCCGGCACGGGTGCGCGGGCTGATGTCGTGACTCGATACGTGCCGGACCGCGCATGGTCGGGCTTCGGCGGCGAGCAACCGCGAGTGCCGGTCAGCCTGCCGCGGCTGCGATTTCTGGAGGACGCATGACGAAGATGGCACGTTCCGAACTGTACTGGAAACGACGCAAGGAATCGCTGGACTATACCGGGAG